TCATTTGTTCCATGAGAGCGGACACAACGAAGCTTTCAGGCGACTGAGTGATACGAAAACCGGTTTAGTTCCATAAACGGAGTCCGGGGGCTGGCGCTCAGCGGAACGAAAACGCATGCCAGGCAATTTTCTCTTTCTCTGATAGCCCCTCAGCGGCATGAAGACGCCGAACGTAGTCAAAGAGAACGTAGCACGCCTGTGGCGTGAGCGGCGCCGCGCAGCTTCGGGAGTTTGCATGGCCGGAGCTCCGTTTTATACTCTGTCCCATGCATACACCCTGCCCCGCCAAACTTCTTTTCACCGTAGAGGCAGTACAGGACTTTCTGATGGCACGCCTGAAGCAGCATATCCCGGAGAAGCACTTCCGGATGGTGCGATATTTTGGTTTTCTGCCCAACCGCGTATGCGGCGAAAAACGGCTACAGGTTTACAGTACGCTGGGGATGGAGAAACCCACGGCGGTGATGAAGGTGTGAGCTGAGTAAGCAGCTCCTGCGTCGCGATCCGTTTGAATGCGGGCCCCTGTCTTACCGTCGTGCTATCGCGGGTCTTAATGTGCAGGCCCTTAAAGCGCATGCGCGGAATATCAGCCTGATGCGGTACGTGCCGCCCTGACGCAGGGCAGATCTGTCTGTTGCTCAATCATCGTTTTTAAACAGTCAGTACCGGTATAAAAAAACACCGCTCATCCTGAGCGCAGAGCGCTTGTCAGCCCCGGCATTCCAGTCTGATGAAAATTTCACTACCTGGCTCAGGGGTACGGATGGTTTGAATTTCTTTTACGTCACGTCCCCGCAGCATGACAAGATGGAGTCTGATGCGCGGTCGAGCGGAGAATCACGTCAGGCGAGAAAAGGTGCCTGAAAACAATTTATCGCCACGCCTGTGTTCTCTGTTTCGATTTAAAAGGCGCCATGTTGGTCATGATTTTACTGTTTTTAATGGTTATTTATCGCACAAATATCTCTAACGTGTAAAACCTCGCTTCCGACCACCGCCTGAATCCATTCGGCGTTACCTTAAATACGCATGATTTCGCCCGTTTGCGGCACCTCAGTAGTGGCTGAAGCGAGGAGCGTTCAGCGCGCAACATGCGTTCCCTGCCCCACCGCGGCCGGCACTTTTTCGCGGCGGCGTTGAGGCGAATCGCACACAGCGCCGACAGACTCAGGGTTGAAGCAGCTGCTTTTCCCAGTCTGACTGCTGCCCGGAACGGGTATAGTACTCGCGTAAATGCAGGCGATTCTCCCGGAAGGTTAAAAACTCAATTGAACGGGGTATGACGCGCAGGCCTCCCCAGCGAGGGGGTTTTTCTATGGGTTTACCGGCATTATCCCTTTGCGCCTGATGCAGTTTCTCTTCAAGCGCCGCCTCAGAAGCCAGCGGCTGACTCTGCTGAAAGCACAAGGTGGCCAGTTGGGCATCCCGGGAGCGAGAGGCCCATGCCTCCTCAGACTCCTGCTCGCTGACAGATTCGACAGCGGCCGGGTTGACAGATCGACATGATCGACAAACAGAGGCATGCCCCTGTGATAGTTAGTAATCAGATCGATATATTTGCTCATGACGTCACCGTAATGGCGATATTTTCCACATTGCAGGACGCTGATTCATTAAAGGCGATGCTGATGTTTGAGGCCGATGTGGTTGCAACTGATTTGCCGATCGCCAGCGAGTTGATGTCGTAATATCTGCTGTTACCACCGCTCACTACGCCCAGGTTTGCTGGTGAATAAATCCGGCTGAGCAGGACGTCATCACCTATCGTCAGGCTGTTGATATAATCGGCAACGGCCTTTTTGATTTGCTCTCCGATCTGTGTCGTATAACCGCTAAATACTTTTAGTGCTATAAATACGTAAACCGGTACGTTAACCGAACGCGAAAAGCTGATGTCATGAGGGTTGCCGTAAGTATCCGGTACATTAACCGTTGTCGAACCGTAAGTACCAACGCCCTGGCCTTTTTTGCCACGGATGGTCTGCGCAATTTCCGTCACATCACCACCGTCCACAATTGCCGCAATGGAGTGACCAGAAATACCATCGCTGTCGGCAGAGCCAGAATCGTTCTCATACAGCTTGTGCCGTGTCACGCCTGTTACGTTTGCAATCGCACCATCAACGGACTCGAAAGGCGTCAGCGCAGGAATCGCGACGCTCTGAGATTGCCGCACGCGTAGCTGAGCGTTTGTTTCTGCTGCGGTGCCTACCGTGGCCGCACTGGCATTAGAAACTGCCGTCCAGCCGCGCGTGGGAGTATTAATCAGACTGATGCTGCCCGCTACCGCTGCCACGGCACCAGAATTAGCACAGGTGGCCGTGACAGTTACCGATCCTCCCGCATCAATAGTTACGCTGGGGGGGAGGTTCCAGATAACGCCGTTTTGGTCTTTTACTGATCCGTTAGTGATGGTTGTGCCGGCCGTGCCGGTTAGCGTCAAATCCACAGTAGATTTGGTGGCTGATTTCCGCGTAATGCCGTTGATTTTCACATTGCGCGTCAAAGCGTCACCCAAGGCCGAGGAAGGAGAGAAAGAGGTATAAACCTGAATGGCCGTGTTATTGCTGTCGTGGATAGCCAGAGCAACCAGCGCGACCATCTGACCATCTTTACTGTCTGGTGCAAGGTAAGCGTCCGTTCCATAAATCTGCTGAAAATAACCCGTGATGGTGGTGAGTATTGTCTGGTAATCGGGCGCGCTGATCCCCTGGGCGGTTACCGTTGCCGATAACCCCAGCGTGTCGAGGTTCAAAGCCATTTATGCCTCGCTTGTGACTGTCGTCGTTCCGTAGTTGGTGTCAACGGTCGCCGTGAATATCACGCGGCGGGATGAGGTATTAAGATTGGTGTCGAAGGCAGTAATTGAATTTACGCCAGGCGTTTCAAGAATTCGCTTTCGAATGGCAAGGTTATAGGTTTCAGGCTTTTGCTTGCCGAGCACTGACTGAACCCACGGCGTACCCTCTTTGGTGTCGAGGAACCACTGACCGTACCAGAGAAGGAACCGGGTTTTGACAGCCTGCGCCACAGCTTCGGGAGAGTTAATTAGCCAGGTATCATCACCCTGGCCGAAGGTGTAATCACCATCCGCATCTTCGCGTCTGTATCGCATCAGTTCACCTTACCTGAGTTGCCGCTGCCGCTCTGAACGCCGTTATGCGTGTGAGCGTCGCTGATGTCTTTACCGTTCGATTTAAGCGTACCGATAAACTCGATTGCGCCGGTTATTTTGGCGGCGGTGCCGGTAGCCAGACTGCCGATCATGCCGCCCATCCACGTCAGCATGCCCTTGATGGTCACAGCCTGGCTGAAGTTTGCCAGTGGAGTTATGACACTCAGGCCGCCCGGCGCGACGATGTTCACCGAGCGACTGTTAGGATCAATTTCGATATAAGCCGCACCGTCATCAGTGCGCATCTGCATTGTGGTTGTACTGATGTTGCCTATTACGGCTGCTTGCGACTGCGGGCCGACTATGGCAAACGCATCTGACAAGTCATGCTGCCGTGGGTCTACCGGCTCCTGAACTCCTCCGTTCTGCCACCAGAAATCGATACAGCGATCGGAAAAAATGACCAGGCATTCATCGCCAACCTTCACCGGAAAGGTTATCGTGCATCCCCCACTACGCGGAAAAATTACCGGCACATCGAGCAGAAGAGGAAGCGGAGCCGATTTGAAATTACCTGCCTCATCTGCGGCCTGCCCGCTAATAGCTGGCTGAACAGTGCAGGTGCAGGCGATAGGATCGAATGATTCGATAATTCCCGGCATTGAGACACGGAGCATGGAGAAGATGGAATCTGACAGCGCTTTATAGGCCTGCGATTCACCGCCAGCCTGTGATTGTGAGGAAACTGGCATATTTGCTCCAATAAAAAACCCGCCGAAGCGGGTTTACTTTATTAATTTATGACCTATAAAACCAATGAACTTTTTTCATCAGAATATTGTTCGTCGTCTATTTCCATGGAGCGATAGTATTGAAGAGCAGCGGGATCAGAAACGTAATCAACTTGACCATGATTATCCTCTACACATTTGATAATCTTATTCAGATCGGTTTTGAAGAATTCCTTGCGCAAATTTACTTTGTTTATGCGGTCAGATTTAAGCAGATTATGCAGTTTAGCTTCCAAAGCTGGCGCATCATCACAACTAATCATTGCATGCACATCAAACTCAAACGGCACGCTTGCACCGCTTAGTTCACTGACACGATCTAAAGGTTCTAATCGTCGAGTCATGCCAATTTTAAATACGTTTTCTCCAAACGAGCCAATATTTGAAATTATGTAAACATGGCCCTGCTTGGTCATTTGTGCCAATGACTTAGCGCGTTCATATTGCTTATGAACTTCTTCAATTTCTTGCTCAAGCATGCGGCGTGTCTCCTCAAGCTCAAATTGATGCTCTTCATCAGCAGCCAGCAATGCTTCTTCTACAGCTTTACGACGAGCCTCAAGCTCTTGCTCTCTATCTTCAGCTTCCAACTGTTGTCTCTCAAGCTCTTCAGCCCTTTGGCGTTCTTCACGCATTTGACGCTTAATCTCATTCTGGGTTTCACGCTCATCTTGGGCTGCCTGAAGAGCTAAAACCTTATCGCGAAACTCCCGTTCAATGGAATTCCAATCAGAATTATCGACAAGTTCGAAATAATCATACCGGGTTATTAATGACTTATATATAATGATTTCTTTCTTAATATCCTCAAGCTTTTTCTCAAAATTCCTCAGAGAAACAGAGCTGAGTAATGTTTTCTTTTTGAAACGATAAGCGTCGTCCAACACACGTTGAATTTCATTTTGAGCATTTTGATGCTGATCCTTAAAGACCTTTTCAAAATCAAAGGCAAAGTCAACAGCCTTACTGAAAATGGATTTACTTCTATCTCTGTGAAACTCTATAGTTTTATTTAGCTCAGATAAAAGCTTTCCGTGTTCAGCCTCTCGAAGGACATCACGGTTTTTATACCGTTCAATAGCTTCATCTTTTTCTTCAATCGTTTCGTTTATCAACCTCCTAGCTTCGGATTCAATTCTTTTTATTTTTTCAGAACTTTTGCTGTTTAATATTTTGTATGTAGCAAACGCAGCGCATAAAGCTCCAGCACCAAATATGATTAGGATTAGGTAAATTCCGTCCATTTAAAACCCCAGAGGTTGTTATTTTTTCAATCGCAAATATAACATGCTCTTCTCTGTGGTCGCCATGAAATGTTAAAGAAATCTGATGATACGCAGATGTTCGTGGCGTACTAATAAAATGTCAGTTGATCTTCATGCAATCAAAAGAACCAAAATGCCGCGGCTGATCCGTGTTGCTGCGTAAAGCCTCAACATTAAGTACGGCCCTCCCGCTGCGCTTTACGTAGTCCATGCCGTAGAAGCCAGGGTAATCGTTGCGGGGAACCATCCATTGCATTTTAATGTTATCGTAATCGCCCTGCTGCTTAAGGAACGTAACTTTTTGGCTAACTGGCTTGATGCCATTTATGCGTGCCCAGCCGTCATTTTGCTGGCTCGTACCCAACTCAAAAGGCCCGCATTGAGAATTAGCTAAAGCCATCATCGGCAATGATGTAATAATGAAAGCGGATAGAGCCAGCGCAAATTTTAATTTCACGTCAAAAAGTCCTATTAAGTGCCGTGTTAGTTTGAAGGTCTGCGGAACCTCTGGCGCTGCACATCAAATCCATATACCAGGCTTGCCCGCGTGTATCACCAGTATAACTGATGGATTGGACGATATACACGCCATCGGTCGCAATACTTGCGGGCTGTTGCAGTGTTCCGTTGACGCTCAGATTCCCGTTATTTTCGGTCTCAAAAATCCGACCACCCGATCGCTGCACTTCGTCACTGGATAGCTCCGAGCGGTACACAGATGCCTGGTCCAGCTCTATCAGACCGCCAACTCTAATGTTGGGGTTAATCAGGCACCGCACGTTAACGCCAGCGCCCATGGTCTGCTGAGGCATGCCAATAAGTCCGGTACGGCTGTTAAGCACGATCGCCTCATGGATGTACCTATCAGTGCTGACCATCTGCGCCTGACCATCCACAATCTGCCAGTTGGCATTGCACTGGTCAGCCACGTTGCTCATCACGTCGCGCGCCATGCCATACATCACACGCCCGCGAGGGAATACAGTGTCCGGCATCTGAGCAGTAATTCCCTGCGTCACACCAAATGGCTGGAAGCTCTGCATCGTGGCCGCATGTAAATCTGCCACCGTGTACCCCGCCGCCAGTGTTGTGTTGACCTTCGCGGCCACAAATGCCTGATGACCGTCAATGGCCTGAATCAGGATGTAAGTGTCGGTCGGGTTATCGCGCCCGGTTATCAGGGAACTCCACACGCATATAAGGAGCGTGCTTCTTCTCATTCCAGCTACCACGAAACTCAACAGGCAGCGTTTCAACGAATTTACGGGCTTTCCAGAAAAGCGCCTTTGGATCACCGGTACTGTCTACGTACTCCTCTTTGCGGGAGCCGAAACCAATTACCATTTCTTTGTTGAACAGGCAGAGCGAGCAAGCTAATCCGATAGACGTCCAACTAAGCCCCATTTCGCGGCTTTTCTCGGTGATGCCATTCTCCATGCTGCGGCGTCGATCCATTATCCAATCAATCCACTCTTCCTGCTTAGGGAACAGCAGAAAGGGGATTGTTACGTGCAATCCGTAGTCGAGGTTACGTGGATCGGTGGTCATGCCCCAATCAATGATGAATTGCGCTGGGTTGTTGCGATAAAACGCCTTCAGCGCAGGCAGTATCTCAGGATTGGCACGAATACGTTGTAGCCTCTCCATCCGCCACTCAAAAACCTGAGCGTAGTCCGGTTTCTTGAAGTTGAAGGGGAAAGGAAGCGGCATATTTTGATCCAGTTTGGATTTTTACTTTCGTTTTATCGCCATACTAAAAAAGCCGTTAACCGACGGCATACTCTGGGAATTTGAAAGATGGGATTTTACGTTTTGAATAAAAGCGGTACTGCTCAAAATCAGAAGTACTATTTCGTACTCAAAGCTTCTAACGGTGAAGTTATCGCAACGAGTGAAATGTACGCAAGCAAGCAGGGGGCGTTAAACGGGATCAGTTCTGTTAAGAATAATGCCTCAACGGAAGATATTCGCGATAACACTTAACACCAAATGAAACTTGCACCTTTAGGGGGCGGAGCGGCCCCCTTTTACCCCATCATTTTCTTATAAACTGATTCTGCTTCCTGAGCTGTCATGCTGGTAACGTCTATCCTAACCGGCGCGCCATCAGCACCAGTTATCTCAGTTGACGTTTGCTGCTTGAATGCCTGTACAGTGACGTGCTCGCCGATGAGCTTGAGAGCCGCTACCGCACCTTTTGCATTAAAGCCATATACCGTCCTGCCCTGCTCGTCCGTTATTTCTTCACCACGACGATCCGTAATTGGCTCAACTTCCTGCATGCATCGCTCATGAAGCTTTACTGCCTGCCTAAGTACATAATCAGCATCAACCCGGACGCGCTCTAACCGTTCCTGATTTAGTTCAGCAATACGTTTCAAAATGTCATCATTTGCCATCATCCTGGCGCCTTGGTTGCGGGATGACTTCTCGCTGTATCCCGCCCTAATGGCCGCCTGAGTGGCGTTGAGATCTTTTATGAACTCACGGGCAAACAGCTCTTGTTTGTCGGTGAGCTTTGCCATATAAACCTTGTGATGTTTTACTTCAACCAATGAGGAATACTTATGTCTGACCTAAAAAGTCAAATTGCCAACCTTGAGTCCAATCAAGATGATATATATCTTGAACTACATGCTTTGAGAGTGGCTGTAACAGTGCTGTCGACCACAATCAATAGTATGAATGGCGAACCAGGTTTATTAGGCGATGTTTATGTAACTGAATCAGAAAAGCAGGGAAAAATAGATTTTGAAGGCCATGTTCCTGACGATTACCAAGAGCGCCTTATAAAAAAGGTTGCTGCACTTCTAAGTAAAAAAGATTAGTAAAATTGATGGCGTCACTTTAGGCGGCTTTTTTCTTACGTCCAATATATGATCCATTTAATCTTTATTTGTGCCTCACTATATCCCTTATCGCCGCCTTATCCTGATTGCAGTTCTCTACAGACGTAAGCAGCTTCTCGTTCAGTTCAAGGCTGTAACCGTATGTCATCGGGTCAGGTATTGGCGGCACTTCACAGTCAGCCAGCAGATCGGCTGGTATCGGCACTGCCGGAGCCGGAACGTATTTTGTTTCTGTGCTCCCGCAGGCGGTCAACAGCGGCAGAAGGAACAGGCTGAACAGCGCAGGCATCACCTTTAAGCGCTTCCCTAATATATACAACACGCGTTTCGCTCTCTTCATTGTTCTGTTGCTTCTTATCATGGGTAGTCTTCGCGATGTCATTGAAGAGGGTGACAGCAGTAATCACGTTACTGGTGATGGCTTCTGCCTGCTTCTGGTTCTGCTTTGCCTGCTCAGTTTCCGCTTTCGCCTGAGTCAACTGGTTGCGGTAGTGGTTAGCCATCGCGGCCGTTGATGCGATACCCAGCACCAGCAG